GGGCTGCGGTTGATGCTGTTCTGGCTGAATTCTTTACGCTGACCGACGACGGTTGGCGCAACAAGAGGGTCGACCAGGAGATTGAGCGGATGGCTGAGAAGCGTGTCAAGGCACAGCAATCTGCACAATCTCGGTGGGATGCGAACGCTATGCGAACGCATACCGAACGCAGTGCGGACGCAGTGCGAAGGCAATGCTCTCCAATAACCAATAACCAAACGGAGTCTTTCCAAACCTCATTTCAATCGTCTGGGGTTGGTAGAAAGGGGCCGGTTGCAGTCCAAGAGCTTTTGAAAAAGGGGAAGAAATATGGGCGATGAATGGGGGGAACAGAAATGGAACGCGAAGCCGAAGGCCGAGCCCGCACCGCAAAACGACCGGATGCAGTGGGCAAGTCAGTCGTCTGCCGAGCATTGGCGCGAGGCGATTGCAGACCCGGTTGGTAGGCTCCGATGGATGGAGGCTCGGTTTGCTCGAGGCCCGTCAAACCTTGACGCATTCAAGGCCGAGGTCGGCGAGGCAATCAGGTCAGTAGACCCGCAGCTCGTGCTGGGTGATCCGCATGTCGTTGGGATGGTGCGGGCGCTGTTCGGTGAGCGTGGGGTGACACGACTACGGGAGAAGGTGCGATGACGCTTTACACGCACTCGGGTGCGCTGCCCGCCCACAGGTACATCTGGATTGAGCCTAACGCCATCGGCCAGCACGACTGGCTGCGCGGGGTGTGGTTCGGGCTGACCTCGTGGCCGGGACGGGCGTGGGGGTGTCATGTCCTGCTCGAAGGCGGGGCGGTGTACCGGAATGTCCCGCTGCACCAGCTCGCGCACCGCAAGACCGACGAGCTTTGGCGAGCGTCGGACGCGCAGACATGGGATGCGTATGGGTGGCAGTTTGCTGCCCTCGAATACCCGTACCTCTCCTCGATGAACGCGAAGGTGCGGCTGCAGGATCGGCGCGAGATGGCGGGCGAGTATTGGTTCACGGTGTCGCCGGTCGCCGATGCGTTTTCAGCGGTGCCGGAGCAGTCGAAGGAGTTTTACTTCTGCGGACTGGACAATGGGCGCATCACCGCGCAGCCGACGAATCATGTGCTGCTTGAGGACCGCTCGTTTACGACGGCGCTTGAGTGGCCGAAGTTCCTGCGACGACAAACAGACTGGCACAGCGCGGAGGACAGCAGCAATGCGTGAGCTCGAGATGGTGTTCCAAGTTGGGATAGCGGTCTGGCTTGCGATGCTGGCCGGTGCGCTCATCCGCATCGTCTGGATCTGCATCGAGGAGGCAAGGCGCAAATAGTGTTGACATGATTTTAAATCGAGATTAGTCTAATTCCGTACACACACACAGGAGACGGATATGACCCTCCGCTACCTTTCAGTCTGCAGCGGCATCGAAGCCGCGACGGTCGCATGGCACCCGCTCGGGTGGCAGCCGGTGGCGTTCAGCGAAATCGAACCGTTCCCGAGCGCCGTGTTGGCGCATCACTATCCGTCTGTCCCGAACTTCGGCGACATGACCAAATTCCAGGAGTGGCCTGATGAACCAGTTGACCTTCTTGTCGGAGGAACCCCTTGCCAATCCTTCAGCGTCGCGGGTCTCCGCAAGGGCCTCGAAGACCCTCGAGGAAACCTCATGCTCACGTACCTTGCAATCGCTCAGCGTTACCGGCCTCGATGGCTTGTCTGGGAAAACGTCCCCGGCGTCCTGTCATCGAACGGAGGACGGGACTTTGGCACCTTCCTCGGGGCGCTGGGGGAGTTGGGGTATGGGTGGGCCTACCGAGTCTTGGACGCTCAGTGGTTCGGAGTGGCCCAGCGCCGCCGTCGTGTGTTCGTTGTCGGACATCTTGGAGACTGGCAGCGTGCCGCAAAGGTTTTTTTTGAGCAAGAAAGCTTGCGCCGGGATAATCCGCCGAGCCGGGAAGCGCGGCAAGGCGCTGCCGCTAGCGTTGGAGGCGGCGTTAATGAGCGTGGCACAGGAGTAGCGCCGCACATTTTCAAAGTCCGCGGCGGCGTTGAGCGCGAGGACGGCTCGCGCGGCAGCACCAACATCGGCAAGCAGGCGGGCAAGGGCTACCTCGGCAGCGAGGAACGCGCGTTTACGCTAGCGGCGGCGCAGGATCAGTTCGTCGCGCAGCCCATCCCCTTCCGCAAGTCCCGCCGCGCAAAGTTCGTGGACGATCACGAGACGTGGGTCGCGGACGGCATCGCCAACACGCTGAACTGCCACGATGTCGGGGACATCCGCGCCGTCGATGTGGTCGCGCAGCCGGTGGCGACTGTGATGCAAGTCCGCCGCCTCACGCCCGTTGAGTGCGAGCGGCTGCAAGGCTTCCCAGACAACTACACCAACATACCGTGGCGCAAGAAAGACGAAGCACCGGACGGCCCGCGCTACAAGGCATTGGGCAACAGCATGGCCGTGCCGTGCATGGCCTGGATCGGTCAACGGATTGCGGAGGTGGACCGTGGCGATTGAACTCGACGACTGGGACAAGGAATGGCTCGCCCGCCCGCACACCGAGGCTGAGTACCGCCACGAGATCAAGAGCGCCCTGGAGCGCTGCGCGATGTACTCGGCCCGCATCGATCGGCTCGAGGCCGAGCTCGTGAAGGTCCGCACGGCTGGTTGCGGCTACCCCGACTGCCTTATCGACAACCGCTGCGCCCGGATGTGGTCGGGCGAGTGTGCGGGGCCGAAGGAGGTGCAGTTGTAATGGAACGACCGCCTGACTTCAGCGGCTTGATCCGCTTCCTGCTCGAGGTGCTGACCGTGACCATCGGCGTGTTCCTGTTCTTCGTGGTGCTGTTCGCGTGGATCGCATGACTCGCAAGGCAGGCCGACCGCCCTCGGTGACGATGGCGCAGTACCAGCGGGTTCTCGATGTCAAGACCGCTCGTGCGGCGCTGCCGACAAATAAGGAACTCGCCCGAGAGCTAGGGGTTCCGGTGTCTACCATCATGGGTTTGATTGGGCGTGGGCTAAAGGCGTACCAACCGAGGAAAGCAAATGGGCGCAAGTCAAAGGCGTAAGGGCGCAGCCGGTGAGAACGAGCTCGCCAAGATCCTGAGCGACCAGCTCGGCTGGGTGGTCAAGCGCAACATCGGGCAGGCCCGCGACGGTGGGGACGACATCACGACCGGCCAGTTCCGCTGGGAGGTCAAGCGCAGGAAGGGCATCGCCGTGCATGAATGGGTCGAGCAGGTTGTCCGTGCATCCGGTCCCGGCGACATCCCGGTCGTCGCCTGCCGGGGTGACGGCAAGGGGTGGCTCGTGGTGATGCGCCTCGAGGACGCCCTGCCGCTGATCCGTGGCGAGTTGCCGCAGCGGTAGTAGGGGGGTAGACTTGGGGCATGACCGAGACTGAGCGGAAGCCTTGCCTGAACTGCAACAGCAGCGGCTGGGTGGCCGATTGGTCTGGCGGGTGGGTGCGGTGTCCCGACTGTGAGCCGCCGACCCCGCCGAAGGTCGCGGTCGAGTTCGTGCGTGGCGCGAAGGTCCGGCGCAAGCCGAAACTGCCCGAAGCAGCGTGAGGTAACGAGATGCCTGGTCCCGGTTTATACGCAAACATTAATGCTAAACGCGAGCGCATCAAGGCCGGTAGCGGCGAGAAGATGCGCAAGCCCGGCAGCAAGGGTGCGCCGACTGCGAAAGCGTTTCGCGAATCCATCAAGACCGCGCTCAAGCGGAAGTGAAGGCGCAGCTGCTCGGAGATAACGGCGACCAGGAAGGCGAGGATCTGTTCGGCTTTCGTCGCCGGAGAGGTGGTGCAATTCTGGGAGGAGCCGTCGGCAGGGTGCCAAGACTTTCGCCGAGGGCTACCGCCGGGATTGCCGCAGCGGGTCTCGGTGGTCCGTTGCCGGTTCGCGGTGGCGGTGGCGTGCCGGGTGGGCCGCCGAGGCCGGTGCAGGATTATCAGGTCGAGGTGAGTTGATGAAGACCCCAGCATGGCAGCGCAAGGCAGGGCAGAACGAGAAGGGCGGTCTCAACGAGGCCGGTCGCCGCTCTGCCAAGGCCGAGGGGATGAACCTCAAGGCCCCGGTCAAGTCAGGGGACAACCCGAGACGCGCTAGCTTCCTCGCCCGGATGGGCAATGCTCCCGGCCCGATGGTCGGGAAGGACGGCAAGCCGACACGCCTCGCCCTCGCCTTGAAGGCATGGGGAGCGAGCTCGAAGGAAGACGCCAGGGCGAAGGCCAAGGCAATCAGCAACCGCAACAAGGGGAAGTGACCATGCCGCTCAAGCAGGGATACAGCCAGAAGACCATCTCGCGCAACATCTCAGCCGAGGTCCGTGCCGGTCGCCCGCAGAAGCAGGCCGTTGCCATCGCCCTCGACACCGCCCGTCGCTCGGCCAAG